AAGGGTAAGACTCGCGGAAAGATGGTATGAGAGCCAGCCGTGGAATGGGTTGTATCAACCCCGCCAAGATGCCCAAAGGGGTCGTCAAGCAGCGCCGTGACAACACGGATTTCACGGAGTACGCCGAGGGTGGTGAGGCCAAGTCCAAGGTAAACGCGGCAGGCAACTACACCAAGCCTGGGATGCGGAAGAAGTTGTTCGAACAGATCAAGTCTTCCGCCACCCAAGGCACGGCAGCAGGTCAGTGGTCGGCTCGCAAGGCTCAACTCTTGGCGAAGAAGTACAAGGAAAAGGGCGGCGGTTACCGTGACTAAAAAGCCGCAGCAATCCTTGAAGGACTGGACCGCTCAGAAATGGAGAACCAAAAGTGGTAAACGATCTTCTGACACGGGTGAAAGGTATCTTCCAGAGGCTGCGATCAAAAGTCTTTCCCCCCAAGAATACGCAGCAACAACCCGAGCAAAACGAGCAGGCAAAGCCTCCGGCAAGCAGTTCGTAGCCCAACCCAAGGCCGTAGCCAAGAAAACTGCAAGGTTCCGCTAAATGGCAACTTCAGGCACCGCTGTATTCAACCTCGATCTCTCTGAGGTCGTGGAAGAAGCCTTTGAGCGTTGTGGCTCAGAACTTCGCACGGGCTACGATCTTCGGACTGCCCGTCGCAGTCTGAACCTGCTCTTTGCCGACTGGGCCAACCGTGGCATCAACATGTGGACGATGGAGCAGGGGACGATCACCCTGGTCTACAACCAGATGACCTATGCCCTGCCCAACGATACGGTGGACCTGCTTGAGCACCAGATTCGTACTAACGCAAACAACACCACGCTTCAGGCCGACCTGAACATCACACGGATCAGTGTTTCTACTTACGCCACGATCCCGAACAAGTTGCAGAACTCGCGCCCGATTCAGATTCTGGTTCAGCGCAACAACGGCATGATCTCCCCAATTGGGGCAACGCTGTCTACAACGATCAACTCTACGGCCACAACCATCACGCTTTCAACGGCGGCAGGTCTACCGGCTCAGGGCTTCATCAAGATTGATGACGAGATCATCGTTTACGGCTACATCACGGGGAACACGCTGTACAACTGTTTCCGTGGTCAGCAAGGGACGACGGCGGCAAGCCATACATCCGGCGCTACGGTGTACTGGGCACAGGTTCCTGCCGTGACGGTCTGGCCGGTGCCGGACAACGCGACCACCTACACCCTGGTGTACTGGAGACTGCGCCGGACGCAGGATGCCGGTCAGGGCGTGGACGTGGCAGATGTGCCTTTCCGGTTTATCCCCTGCATGGTGGCAGGCTTGTCCTACTACATGGGCATGAAGATTCCTGACGCCTATGACCGCCTGCCTATCCTAAAGGCTCAGTACGAAGAGGCATGGCAGTTGGCAGCAGACGAGGATCGGGAGAAGGCCGCAATCCGGTTCGTGCCGCGTCAGCAGTTCATTGGCGGAGCGACCACCTAAATGGGAAATCGGTTCGCCTCTGGCAAGCGCAGCATCGCCATGTGCGACCGTTGCGGCCAGCAGTTCAAGTTGAAGCGCCTGAAAGAAGAGGTCATCAAGACCAAGCGTTTCAACCTGCTGGTCTGCGAGGAGTGTTGGGACCCTGACCATCCTCAACTGCAACTGGGTATGTACCCGGTTGATGATCCCCAGGCGGTCAGAAACCCCCGCAGAGATAACACTTACGAGATTTCTGGAACCGGATCATCTGGGACCCTTTCTGATGGTTCCCGGCAGATTCAGTGGGGATGGGCCCCGGTCGGTGGGTCCAGGGCTTATGACCAAGGGCTGACGCCAAATTATTTGGCTTTGGCGGTGCAAATCGGTACAGTAACGGTAGTTACATAGGAGCAAATGATGGACGCAAAAAAGGCTGTTCACAAGCATGAGAAAGCCATGCACCCGGGCAAGCCCCTGACGAAACTCGCCAAGGGCGGCAAAACCAATCAGCAGATGCGTGACCTCGGTCGCGGTCTGGCCAAGGTTGCCAACCAGAAGAAGTCTTCGTTCACCTACAAGAAGGGTGGCTGAAATGGCTAAGTTCAGCAAAAAGATGGGCGGCAAGGAAGTCGGAGATGCCTCCGTCTACGCCGAGCCCCACACGATGAAGGGCGGCAAGGTTGCTCTGGGTAACGGCACCCAGGCAGAGCCTACCGCTGCTAACCGTGTAAACATGTCTGTGGGCAACATCACCCGCGACGGGTACAACCCTGCCCCCAAGACTTCGGGTATCAAGACCCGTGGCAACGGTTGTGCCACCAAGGGAACGATGGCTCGCGGCCCGATGGCTTGAGGTTCTTATGAACTACACGGAGTTGAAAACTGCGGTTGAGGATTACACGGAGAATACGTTCTCCGCGACCGACTTCGCCACGATGACGGAGTTGGCCGAACAAAAAATCTACAACACTGTTCAACTGCCGGCCCTTCGTAAGAACGTCACGGGCAGCACGTCCGCGAACAACAAGTATCTTCAGTGCCCCGGGGATTTTCTGTCCGTCTTCTCGATGGCGGTAATCCTGGCAGATGGCTCTTATGAATACTTGTTGGACAAGGATGTGAACTTCATCCGTCAGGCATACCCCACGCCGACAAGCACCGGGATTCCAAGGTACTACGCAATCTTTGGCCCCCGCTCGGACAACCCCAATGAACTGTCGTTCATCCTGGGGCCAACTCCGAACGCGACGTTTGGGGTGGAGTTGCATTACTTCTACTACCCTGAGTCAATCGTTATTGCGAACACTTCTTGGTTGGGCGACAACTTTGACTCTGTGCTGTTTAACGGCGTGATGGTCGAGGCCGCTCGATTTATGAAGGAAGAGGCGGACGTGGTCACGATGTACGAGCAGCAGTTTGCACAGTCCCTGATCCTGCTGAAGCAACTGGGCGACGGCAAGAACCGCCAGGACGCCTACAGAAACGGCCAAGTCAGGGTAAAGGTGGGCTGAAATGGCAATCACTCAAACCGCGACCACAAGTTTTAAGATTGAACTCCTTCAGGGGGTTCACAACTTTGGTCCGACATCCCCGGATACGTTCAAGATTGCGCTTTACACAGAAGCCGCAACTCTTGGCGCAACCACCACGGAGTACACCTCCTCTGGTGAGGTGGTTGGAACGGGTTACACCGCAACGGGGAAGGTGCTGACCATCACCACATCCCCGACGAGCGGGACCAACAGTTCCAACGTAATCGTGGCGTACATATCGTTTGCTGATGTGACGTGGACCAACTCCACGTTTACATCGCGTGGCGCTTTGATCTACAACTCAAGCAAGAGCAACAAATCTGTGGCGGTGTTGAACTTTGGCTCTGACAAGACGGTCAACAACGACACCTTCCAAGTCCTCTTCCCAACACCCGACGCGAACAGCGCAATCGTCCGCATCGCATAAGGAGCAGCAATGAGCAACGAAATCAGCAAAGCAGCGGACATCGTGACGGCCAGCGTGCAAGGCAATCGCGGCAGCACCGAGCGCGTGGCCGCAGGTGGTGTGTTTACATTTGTCTGCACCGGCCCGGACGGTCAGGTCAAGTGGACCGACACGTTCCACAACCTTGTGGTCAACGAGGGTCTTCAGGACATGAACGAGAAATACTTCAAGTCCGTGGGCTACACCGCTGCGTTCTTCCTTGGTCTGGTGACCGGTCCTGGCTCGGGCAACACCTACGCCGCTACGGATACGCTTGCGACCAATCCTGGTTGGAACGAGAACACCAACTACTCGGGCACCCGCAAGGCTGTGACCTTTGGTTCTGCCACGTTGGCTGATCCTTCGGTGATCAGCAACTCGGCTTCGCCTGCATCGTTCAGCATCACCTCCAACGCTCAAGTGATCGCAGGCGCTCTGCTTTGCACGGTGGCATCCGGCACCTCCGGCATCCTGTTCTCGGTGGGGAACTTCACCGGCGGCGACAAGACGGTGGACAGCGGCGATACGCTCAGTGTGACCTACTCCTTCTCGCTCGACGCAGCGTAAGGACATGCGGTGTTTGGGGATGTTACTTTTGCCCAAGCCCCGTTTGCCGCTCTAGGCGGCAATTCGTTTAGCGCCGCCATTTCCGAATCGACCCAAGCCGTTGCATCGCAGACGGTCGAGGTGGTGTTTGGGGGTGCGAGGGATGAATCCGCAACCGGCACCGATACGGTGTCAGTGATTGCGGCGCTTACTGCTTTTGCTTCGGAGACCGCCGCCGGTCAAGACCTGCCGTCCACGACCGCATCAAGGCTTGCCCAGTTGTTGGAGCAGGCAAATGCATCTGCGGCTCAGACCAACATTGTTTTTGCGTACGCAACCGCAAGTGAGTCTGCTACAGCATCTGATGCTGTTGCGTCGCTCAAAGTTATATATGGCGTAGTCAATGAGTTGGCGACGGCCATTGCCGCTCCTCAGGCAACGTCGGTATCTGTTGCGGTTATATCGGAAACTGCAACCGCTTCTGCTTCACAAAACAGGACCGTAGTTTTTGCCGGGACGGTTGCAGAACTGGCCACAGCCGCAGACAACCTCTCTGGTACAGCCACTGTTAAAGCAAATGTGACCGGTGTACAACTTGTGGTTCAGATTGGCGACGCTCTTGTTTGGGGTGAAATCAATGATGAGCAGACCGCAAACTGGACCAACATTGGCAACGTCCAGACGGCGGGTTGGCAGCAGGTCAACGACATTCAGACATCTGGTTGGACTGACATCCCATCGTAAGGATTTGACATGGCTCTCGTTCTAAAAGATCGGGTTAAAGAAACAACCGCCACAACGGGCACGGGCACCGTTACCCTGGCCGGTGCTGCCCTTGGCTTCCAGTCTTTTGCTGCAATTGGCAACGGGAACACGACTTACTATGCCATTTCTGATCCCGCCACAGGCGATTGGGAAGTTGGCGTTGGCACGTACACGTCGTCCGGCACCACGCTGTCCCGCGATACGGTCCTGTCTTCTAGCAACTCGGGCAGTCTGGTTCCGTTTGCTGTTGGCACCAAGGATGTGTTCGTCACCTACCCGTCCTCGCGGTCGGTGTACCAAAACTCGACGGGCACCTTCACGGTCCAGAATGAGTTCGACACAGCCAACATCACGACCGCCAACATCACGACGGCGAACATCACGGCAGGCACGGTTTCGACCACGCCGACCAGTGACAACGACATCGTCAACAAGGCGTATGCCGACTCGATTGCGTCGGGCATCAACTTCCATGAGTCCTGCTCTTACGCTACGACCACCGCACTGCCGAGCGTCAATTACGCCAACGGCACTGGAGGTGTTGGAGCCACGCTGACGGCCACGGCAAACGGTGCTCTGGTTGTCGATGGGTACACGTTTGTTTCCCCCGGCGATATAGGCAAGCGCGTTCTGGTCAAGAACCAAGCAAACGGCGCACAGAACGGCGTTTACACGGTCACGCAGGTTGGCAATACATCACCCGGCGCTCCGTTTATTCTGACCCGTGCGACCGACTTTGATACCGCAGGTTCTGGTGTTGATCAGATTGACCAGGGCGACTTCTTCCTGATTACTTCGGGCACGGCAAACGCCAACACTTCCTGGGTACAGCAGACTCCGCTGCCGATCACGGTTGGAACCACGGCGATTGTCTTCGCCCAGTTCGGTGCGCCGGTTCTGTACACGGCGGGAACGGGCCTTAATGAGTCCCCGTCCTATACCTTCAACATCGCCAACACGGGCGTATCGGCCAACACCTATGGCACGGCAGCAGATGTCCCAGTCTTTGCTGTAAACGCCCAGGGCCAGATCACAAGCGTCACCAACACGCCGATTGCCATCAGCGGCTCTGCGGTGACGGGCAACATTACAGGCGGGGCAGGCTTTGTCGCCAACGCCCTGACGGCAGGAACCTACCTGACCTCGGGCGGCACGTTTGATGGATCGGTTGCCAGGACTTTTGCGGTTGACGCAACGGACGCCAACACGCCTAGCAAGGTGGTAGCGCGGGATGGAAGCGGCAACTTCTCCGCCGGGACAATCACGGCAACTCTGAGCGGATCAGCCACGAGCGCAGGGACGGCTACCAATATCGCGGGCGGCACGTCCAATCAGTTGCTGTATCAGTCCTCGGCAGGCACGACGGCTTTTGCAACTGCACCGTCTTCGTCTGGGGACTTCCTGTACTGGAACGGTTCCGCGTTTGCGTGGCAGCAGTCTACGAGTCCCGCCAAGGCAAGCGGGGCCATCATCGTGAACAACACGACGGTCAGTGAGAACTACACCATTGCAACCGGCACGAACGGGTACTCTGTTGGCCCGATCACGGTAGGCTCCGGCTTCTCAATCACGGTAGCAAGCGGCCAGCGTTGGGTTGTCATTTAAGGATTTGGCATGAGCACCATTGCTGCGGGAACCACAACCAACACGGCGCTAGTCAGTTCGGGCGACACGACCGGGCAGTTGGTACTGCAAACCAACGGCACGACCACGGCGGTCACGATTGGAACCAACCAAGTTGTGACCCTGGCGCAGCCGCTTCCTGCGGGTTCTGGGGGTACGGGCAACACCTTTTTCTCAGTATCCGGCCCCGCTTCTTCGGTCAAGACCTACACGTTCCCCAACGAGAACATGAGTGTGGGGTATAGGAATCTCCCGCCGTCCGGTACCAGGACTTCTTCCTACACGCTTGTGGTTGGCGACGTGGGTAAGTACGTCCAGATCAGCACGGGTGGCAGCATCGTCATCCCAACAAGCACGTTTGCTGAAGGTGACGCAATCACGCTGTACAACAACACGACCGGCAACATCACAATCACCTGCTCGGCGCCTACTGCGTACATAGCAGGGACGAACACCGTCAAAACGTCGATGACGCTTGCCACTCGCGGGGTAGCAACCATTTTGTTTTATAGCGCAACCGCTTGTGTGGTTACTGGGAACGTAACGTGACCGGAATTATGCAAATGTTTGTTGCCGGTGGCGGAGCAGTTGTTACCGGCCAACAGGCATACACGTCTCCCGGCACTTATACGTGGGTGGCTCCCGCCGGAGTTACCTCTGTTTCAGTGGTATGTATTGGCGCCGGTGGCGGGGGCATGTGGAACACCGGCGGTGGAGGCGGCGGGCTTGGTTACAAAAACAACTACACCGTAACGCCGGGTGCTAGTTACACAGTTGTAGTTGGCTCTGGCGGGGCCGGGGGGCAATCCGCACTAAGTGGTGGGAATAGTTCTTTTGTAAATACCTCTACGGTTCGTGGGGGTGGGGGAGTTGGCGGGAGTTCTATTTACGGCGGCGGCGGAAGCAGCGGCATAGGTGGAACCTATACTGGAGATGGCGGTGGCAATGGCGGCAACGCGCCTTGGGATTCTTATGGCGGCGGTGGTGGTGCCGGTGGTTATGCTGGGACTGGCGGTAGAGGCGGGAACACTAACGATAATGTAGGTTCAACTGCCGGAGCAGGTGGCGGCGGCGGTGGCGGCGGGCTTGGGTCTGGGGCCTCAGATTGCACGTACTTTTACATTTTTGGCGGTGGCGGCGGTGGGGGTGTTGGCCTGCTTGGACAGGGTTCTAATGGGGCTGCCGGTGCTGGTGGGAGTTTTGGCGGTGGCGGCGGCTCTGGTGGAGATAGTGGCGGGGGCGGTAATGGTGCCGGGGGTGGCGCATACGGCGGCGGGGCTGGTGCTGGCGGTTTCTTTCAGGGTTTTTGTTCGCCTGGGCCAGATGGGCTTTATGACGGTGGCCCCGGAGCAGGCGGTGCAGTTCGTATTATTTGGCCGGGAACTACTCGCTCATTTCCATCTACACAAACAGGGAATCTGTGATGGAACTGTTTATTCAAATCCGTGAAGGTCAACCTTACGAACACCCCATTTTTGCCGATAATTTTCAACAAGCATTTCCTAACATTGACCTTAATAATTTGCCGCCTGAGTTTGCGCGATTTGAGCGCGTGCCGCAGCCTATCTCTAATGTGTATGAAGTGGTTGAGGGGCCGACTTACCAATGGATTGATGGCAAAGTAAAGGATGTTTGGGCTGTACGCCCGATGACCGACGCAGAGCGAGAAGTCAAGACTCAGCAACTCATCGACGGCGCATATTCCATGCGCGATTTTTACAAGACACTGGCTCAACAGAAGATTAACGAGGCTCCAACCGATCAGGCGCGTCAGGCGTGGACACACTACCTTGATGAATTAAATGCTTATACGGTTACCGATCCCGTGAATCCCCAAGTGCCCATGCCACCTCGCGTTGATAAGGATGGCACCGTGCTGACTACAGCCGCATCAGGGAGTGCGCCAGATGTTAAAGGTTGAGCAACTCAAAGATTGCGGCGACATCCGAGGCGCAATGTATACCTTTGAAAAAGCGGGGGATGTGCTGCCAAAGCACAACCATACCGTGAATGATGTTCACATTACCATCGTGGCGCGAGGGAGTCTTAAGGCTTACTCCCACGATTGGGAACTGGAGGTTACAGCAGGTCAAATGTTGAATTTTCGACCGGGCGAACCCCACGAACTCGTTGCGTTAGAAGACAATACTCGCATCTTTAACGTTGTAAAAAAGTTTGGTGGTCAAGTAAACGATTTGAGGTAAATCATGCCCGTAACCATTGCAGGTAATAACACACCGACCGCAGGTGGCGTAGGCTACGGCGACGGAACAAACTTGGCGTTTACCACTGCCGGGACGAGCGGGCAGATTTTGTCTAGTAACGCGACAAGCGCACCGTCGTGGACTTCGACTCTTGCAAGTGCAACGCTCAACGCGCCGACCATTACCAACTACACCGAGAGTGTGGTGGCGATTGGGACGGTGACGACATCCAACACCATCTCCCTGACCAACGGGACGGTGCAGACCGCTACGCTCACGGCCTCAACTGCTTGCACGTTCACGATGCCCACGGCCACGGCAGGCAAGTCATTCATCCTGTTGCTCAAGCAAGCGGCATCTACTGGGAACGGTACGGCAACCTTCACCGGGGTCAAGTGGCCCACAGCGGGAGCGCCTACGATCACGGCCACAGCAGGCTCGATGGACATTCTTTCGTTTGTGGCTGATGGTACAAACTGGTACGGTTCGTACATTCAAGGATACACGCCGTAATGTTTGCCGCTCGGAACCTGTTCTTGACGGCATCTGCCGTCGCCAAAGACCTGTTCTTCAGGTACGTCACCATGCTTTTGCCCGGAAACGGAACAAACGGCAGGCAGAACAACACGTTCCTCGACAGCAGCACCAACAACTTCACGATTACCCGCAACGGCAACACGAGCCAGGGCACCTTTGCGCCGTTTGGGAACCTGTGGTCGAACTACTTTAATAACAGCACTGGTCTGGCACTTGCCTACGGTACTGCCACGCACACTTTTTGGAACAACGATTTTACGGTTGAGTTTTGGGTAAACTGCGGGCCCAAATCTTTTAATGCTATTTTGTCGTCATGGTTGGATTCGGATTTTAATGGCGGCTCTTGGCAATTTGCCATAGTTAATGGTGTGCCTGGGGTTTCAAATAGGCAATCCTCTGGAACGAATCAAGGAAGTTTTATAACTGCGGGCAGCACTCGCGTTGATGACGGACTGTGGCACCATGTTGCAATTACTCAAGTAACTGGTGCAAGTAAGACGTTCCGCATGTTTGTGGACGGCGTTCTTCGCGGGTACAAAGTTGAAAACAACTGGACCCAAGGATCGGCAAACAGCAATATTTATATTGGCACCCAAGGTCCGGGCACGTTTGACGAAGGCTCTCGGTATTATCTTGGCTATGCCTCAAATATCCGTCTGGTTACTAGCGTTGTCTCGGCATATTCAACTTCTTCCACAACGCTTGGCACGACGATTTTTACGCCGCCCACTTCTCCGCTGACGGCAATTACAAACACCAACATTCTGACATGCCAAAGCAACCGCTTCATCGACAACAGCACCAACGCATTCACCATCACGCGCAACGGCGATGTGAGCGTCCAACGCTTCAGCCCGTTCAATCCGACCGCTTCCTACACGCCGAGCACTGATGGCGGGAGCGGGTTCTTTGACGGCACGGGAGACTATCTGACTGCGCCGGATAATATCGCGTTTGAGTTTGGGTCTGGCAATTTCACAATCGAAGGGTGGTTTTACCTGACGGGCGGTAATAGCACGTTTAGAACTCTTGTTGCAAAAAGCAGCCGTGATGACCCATCTGGCGAAGGTTCTTTTGTTGTTCAAATCAGTAACGCAAACAAATTGCAAATGCTCTTTGATAATGTTACTGGAGGCGGTTGGGTTATCGACGTTCAAGGAACAACAAACGTCGTGCTTAATACTTGGTATCACTTTGCTGTAGTACGAAATGGCAATGTGTTTACTGCATACTTAAATGGTGTAAGCGAGGTTACTGCAACAAACTCATTGACATTGGTAGACAATGCTCAGGTATTAACTATCGGCGCTCTTGGTTACACTTCCGGCACATTTATA